CAATAGTTACAGAAGGGGTTTGTAGATTATCAGATACCCCTAAATTATCTAAAGCTTCTTGGGTTGTGTTGAGTATGTCGTTAATTCCACCTGGCATGTCTTGATTTTTATTGGGTATTTCCTGCAGTTTTTGGTTTTATGGTTGCTTTCTTACTATCATCTAAATCGAGTTGAGAGCACTTATCATTATGGATAAGAGATCCGGGTTGGCGGATGTGTTTTCCGGTTATGGGATCATTAGCTAAACCATCAGTTATTGGTGGGGTTGCTTCTTTTAACCCATGCTTTGATTTTAAGTATTGGTTATCTAAAATTGACATAATTTTGTGTTTTTGGTTTTTTATTATAAATATTAATATTTTAAGCCCCCATATTAGAAGATCCTAAAGCTAGAGACTTTCCAACTCTATTTCCGTCCATATAAACACTAGAATCTTTATTTGCTATTGTTGTTAGTAAACTATTCATTTCTCTTCTTAATTGACTTATTTCATCTACTATAGGAGTTATATCCATTGAAATGTTTGAAGTAGAGTTGTTTGAATTTGATGCTATGTTGGGACCAGCCATTAAATCATCATTTTTACTTAATTCAAATAATCCACCTTCTTTAGTTGATATTTGGGTTTTTCCACTAGCGGGTGATATTAGATCTCCGGTTTCTATAGTATTTGCAACATCCATTCCAGCACCTATAACTGCTCCAACAGCTGCTCCCCAAGGACCACCAACTGCAAAACCTGTAGCTGCCCCTACTAGTGTAGACTGGATGGGTTTTAAGAATTTGACTATTGCCCCTACTACCTCAAATATCTTCCCAAAAACTTGAAGTATAGGTTGGAGAGTTTGCATTACATCTACAAATAAATCTTTCAATTTTGACACAGCATCATTGAATTTATCTTGGGCTGTTTTTTGTTCTAATCTATTTGCTAATTCCTCTTTTCCTAAAGCCCTTAAGTCTTTGGCGGATTTTCCTTGTACCTCTTGTTGGAATAATATATCAGCCATTTCATCGCTTTGCATCCCCATGGCTGCTGCTAAGGCGTTTTGTTGGATAACATTCATTTCGGAGAATTCTGAAAAATCTCCCATATTTTCCTTTAATTCCTTAGCTAATGTAGCTTGATCCCCAGTTAGGGCAGCGTGTCGAGCGGCTTCTAGATTTAGTTGTTTTCCTGTTAGCAATTCAGCTTCCATTTCACTTTTTATTGAAGATTGGAAGTCTAATAATGCTCCTCCAGCTTTTGCTACTTGGTCTAAGGACGCACCTAATAATTTAGCTTCAGTAACTGCTTCAGCCATTCTTTCAACACTTCCTCCTAAGTTGGCTCTTACAGTGCCTGTTACTTTACCTGTTTCTTCTAATATTCCTTTTAAATCAAATTGTACCCCTGATTGTCTTTGTAGTTCATAACTTGTCCCAAGGGCATTTTTATAATTATCCTCAAAATTATCTCCTGTTACGAGAGAAGCACCAGCTAAACTACCCGCAGCCTCAGAACTTAATTTTACTACTTCAGTTAATTTAGTCATAGTGACTAAAGTATCGGTTGAGAAATTAGTTATAAATCCAAATTGGGCATTTAGATCTGTAAAGGTTTTAAGTAATTTAGTACCTGTTACACTGAGTTCACCAGAACTAGCAGCGGCCAGGGATAATGAGGATTTGAATTGAACTGCTTCTACATTAGATAAAGCCATTGATTTTTGGAGGCCTACAATTTGAGAATCCGCTTCAAGTAGAGCTTTACCTAATTCAAAAAGAATAGCAGCGGGTCCAAGAGCTTTGGCTAATGCAGGACCTAATGATTTAATTCCGACCATTAAAGGACTTAAACCTTTTTTACCCGGTAATTTGCCAAATTTAACTTGCTTACTATTTACACCTGCTTTTTTCATAGCATCTTGTATACCCATACCTTCATCCTTCATTTTCTGAAAAGCATCTAGTTTGTTATTGACGGATTTTTGATCTTCTAAACTCAGGTTTTTGGTAGTGCCAAACGTTTCTAGGTTTGTAGTAGCTTGAGATCTTGCTGCTTCAGCGGCATTCTCAAAGGGTTCACTGAATCTACTTAATCCAGGGATCATTTTTGCAATATCTGATACTCCCCCAAATGCTTTTACCCCAAAATTGTTGGCTACTTCTCCGGAGAGTTCGAGGATTTCCTTTATCTCCCCCTTGGTTGCTGTAAGGGATGCCACCTGTATTTCAAGAGATTCAACAAGTCTTAGAGCAGCCTCGGCTTCATCTTCTTCCATCCTATTGGCGTCTTTCTTTAGTGTATTTATTTGATGATTTTGAAGAAGAATATTTTTATCTATGGAGGCTTCATCTTTTTTTAAGCTAAGAAGGTGTTTTTTCAACCCAAATTCCTCACTTGTAGTAGTATAATTTTTTTCTGCTAATTTGGTTGCTTCATTAGTTAAATTTAATATGGTTTTTCTAGTGGTTTGTTGGTGCTCTAGTAATTTTCCTTTTTTTGATAATTCTTTTAATTGATCTTTAATTCCATTTGAAATACTATAGGAATCTTCAAGAGTTTTTTCCTCAATTCCTTGACGTTTTTTCATTAAGGAGAGCATTTCCTTTTGAATATCAAGAATCTCCCTTTCATTATTTAATTTTTCTTCACTAGTAGACATTGTAGGGTGTTTTATTATACATACTAGGAGGAATTATCTCTTTGACTTAGATGTTCTTATGGTAGTATTAGCTTTTGAAGCATTAGCAAAAGCGGGGATATTTATCTTACCATCACTGTCTATTAAAGTGGTGGATTCAGAATTGCCTTCTTCGGCAGATTTCTTTTGTTGGTTATTGAAGTCCTGTATTCTATTGAATACTAAAGATCTTAACCATATTGGCATATTATACACAGTATCAAAATCATATCCCCCATTTCCATGGAATACAATTTCATGGATAAGGGTGAATAGATTCTTACGTAAGGGTTGAGTATTATCCTTCGAAGTCAGGCCAAAAAAAGGTAATCCCAATTGGGATTGTAACCTCCTCACCACCATCTAAAGTATACGTTAAATTAATGTCGGGTTGGATTGACTTAGCATACTCTCTAAACGCTCTGGAGTCTCTGGCTAGTAGGTAGTTGTCTACAAATTCCCTAATGGTTTTGGGGTCTGAGTCTCCATCAACTGATGTTATTAGATGTTTTAAACGTGTGGTTAGTGGTTTAGAATTTGCTTTGCTTACCTTTTCTAGTCCTTCTAATTCTTTTTCTATTTTATACTCATCATGTCCATTTAGGATTTTGAAAGTAATTAATACTTTACTGGATGGGAGAGTATATTCAAATGAATTAAACTCACCATCTTTAAGGAGTTTACTATCGAATTCTTTATTTTTTAATTCTGATAGGTTTATGTTATGGTTTTCTCCTTTGTAAGTAAAAGCATAATCTGCTCCATATCCTAAAATACGAGATGCTACAAATAAAGCATTTTTATCACCTACTACTAAGTCTTTTACATCGATTTTAGACACAATCATTGATTCTAGTAATTTATCTAAAACTACTCCTCTTTCAATGAAGTTAGGATTGGTTAGAATGTCTTCTTCTCGGGCAGTCATATATTTCATTTCAACTACTCCTGAGGATAATGGATTGTCTTTGTGGTAAATTAATCCATTGGATGGTAATTTGATTTCCTCTGTTGGGAATTTAATTTCACTCATATCTTTTATTAATTAAAAACTTTAAAATTTTATGTTATTCTATTATAAATATTAAGATAATAAAAAGTTTACCAAAAGCCAAGTATTTTTATTAAGTATTTAATACCCATAAATATACGAAAAAAAAATGGGGAAGCCAAGCTTCCCCATAATTATTTTATGTAAGTTGTTATTAGAAATTTAACACACAGTAGTCAGGTTGGATATCTAATGATATGGTTTGGGCAGTTCCATCATCATCCCAATCGTAATCTCCAAATGCAGCTTTGGTTATTAGAGCTCCTCTAATTTCCCACTCAGATACAATATCCCCAACTGGGCCTAATATTTGCATTTTTAAGTCTTTTTTGTAGAAATCTGAGTATCCATCACGACCTGTTATTGACTCATGGTGCAATCTAACCCACTCCATTACTGCTTGAGCACCTGATGGTGTGATAGGGTCAAATAATTCCATACTGATAGAATCCCATTTGGTTTTACCTTTTACAAAACGTTGAACGTTAATGTAATTAAGGGGGATGGAATTTTGAGTAACTGAAATTGCTCCTATTTTTTTAATCATAAATGATTGAATTCCGTCTATTTCTAATAGGAAACGATTTTTCTGCTTTGGCTCAAAGGGTGTGAAAAATGTATTATCAATAAGTGCCATAATTTTCTATGTATTTAATTTTATTATAAATATGGGAAAATAAAGGAAAGATACTCAAAAAAGCAAATACTTTCCTTTATCCCTTATTATTGGTTAATACTTAATCAAAAGATACTCCGGTTGGAAGTATATTGAAATTTAAGTATATAAATTCAGCTGTTTTTGTTGGTTGTAGGTAAATTCCTCCAACTAACTCATTTCTATCAATTACATCAGCTGTATTATTAGTTTCATCCATTACTACTTTAAAAGCATATAATCCTTGTCTTTGTTGTATAATTGAAAGGTAAGGATTAACAGTTGAGAGGAAGCTGTTTCTTAAAGCATTTGTATTTTGTTCAAATACTAAGTTATCAGCTACTTGTGAAATATAAGATTTTAATTCAATTAATAATCTCCTCACATTTACTCTATCTAAAGCAGTTGATTGTTGCTGTAAAGTTTTTTGTCCAAATACTACAACTCCCCTACCTGGGAATGTTGCTAATGGATTTACTTTACCTGTATATAGGTCATCTCTATTAGGTTGTGTTAGCTTTCTTTCAGCTTGTATTACTCCTAATAAACCACCTCTAGTCATACCCGCTGGTGCAAACCAAGGCTCTCCATACCTATCATTATTAGCATAAACACCTGGAATCAATGTTGATGGTGGAATCCATACTAATTGACTTGAACCTGGATCTGAAACTTGAACCCAAGGCCAGTATGAAGCAGCATATGAAGTATCTAAACTATCAG